TGTTGTTATGTTATTGCGCCCTGCTCGCAAGCTTACAGGACCACGTCAGCTCCAGCCATTAGGTTCTATGAGGTATTTGTGGGGCTCGAACCCACACCACGTTCCTTCTGACTGATGCCAATGCTTTGCGTTTGATCAAAATCGTAACCTAGAACTATGCCACTACGCACAAGAAGCTTTTTATGCTCTCGCAGTAGTGCCAGGTCCCTTTCGGTCGCCTCCTCGCAATATTTCAGAACGGCATTCTTCTGGTTGTGTAGACACTTCCTAGAACATCGTCCATCGTGAGGTTTAGCCTTATGACGCTTATTGATCATTTCCGATATATCGGACGGGGTAACACCAACGTTTACATCTTTTTGTAGCCGCAGAGGAATACAATATTCCTCAGCTAGGCCCTCATACGTAAAATACGTTGGGTAACGCTGTACCCCCTGGGCAGTTCTCCAGTAGGTTTGGACATTATGCTGGAATGCTTCATACGTCTTTCGTCCGTGAAACCAGCTTTTTCGCACCGCGTCCTCGCAATTAGACACGGCTGCGTCGATGAGTATACTCTCGACATCCGAACCACTGTTGGTACCCTTAGGTTTTCGCACCCAGTTAGTTGTATCAAGCAGGTCCCCAAAATCAGGTTGAGGGAGCCACACACCAGGTGCTATTGTTGTTTCTGTAAAGAATTTGAATCCACACTTCAGGAAACTAGCTTCATCCAATGAGCAGAACTTTCTCATCACATTGCCTTTAGTTACGTCGGTATATTTGACATCATACTCAGCAAAGTATTTTGAGATAGTTTCGTTATTGAATAGCTCAATCATTTCCGGTTTTACCGCGAAAATGACATCATCGCCATAGCAGAAGAAGTTTACATATTGTTTGAAGTGATGGAGACCAGAAACAGTCGGTTTTTCTCTTCGCATGATTCCAATCCATGCGCATCTGATATACAACATATTGCATAGACTATTCACGACCACAGTGTTCATAGCACCCGAAGGGCTTCCACAGTGCAGTTGAAGAATTTGGTCATAGCAGATATTGAGCGAATTAACAACTCGCTCACCTATCATCAAC